GTTCACTCTAAGCATAGATGATATGGCAGACAGTATTGATGATTGGTTTTAAGGAGCAGTAAATGGCTAATTTTACTATAACAGATTTAAAGAAACATTTAGGGCCAGGATTAGGCCTTAGAAAAAATAAGTATCTTATTGAAATTCCTGTACCAGGGATTGAGGGAAGAACTTTAAACATTTTATGTAGAAGTGCAGGATTGCCGGAACGAAACATTACTACGACGACACTTTGGCATAAAGGAAGAAAATACAACGTAAGAGGAGAAACCGATTATGTTGGAACATATGAAGTATCGATTGTTGATGACTCAAGTATGCAAGTTCGCCAAGTATTCGATAAATGGCTGAAAAATGTCGATAATACTAAACCACCGTCTGAAGGTCTGCTTGGTGGATCTTTCGAAAGTGGATTGGGTGATGTACTTGACACAATAGGATCAGCAGTCGATGTTGCAAATACTGTTAAAAATGCTATAGAGAACCCTCAGCAGATCGCTGATTTCTTTTTAGGGTTTATTGACGAGGGTAATGGTGCAACATCAGTAAAGTATCAAACAGACATTAACATCTGGCAGCTCAGCGGTAGAGGCGAGAAGGTTTATGGCTATAAATTACAGAACGCATTCCCGAGCGCATTGGGCATTGTTACACTAGAAGATGGCGATGAAAACACTTTATCAGAATTCAGTGTAACCTTTACTTTTAGTGAGTTTATTCCCTTAGAAAACCGTTCTATTCTTGGACAAGTAGCAGATGCTATTATTGGAGATACTGGTGTAGAAGTTCTAAATGGTATTGAATCATTATTTGATTAATATAAATAAAAGAAAGCACAAAATATTAAAAAAATTATTATAGGAGACAAAAACAATGGCAAATAAACTAGCAGAGCTAAAAAGTGCCTTAGGATCTGGTGCTCGTGCAAATAAATACAGAGTTAACTTCTCTGTTCCTGCAGCCGTAGCAACAAGTTCTAATTTACAAAATGTCGACGCACTTTGTAAAGCTGCAAACTTCCCAGCAATGACGCTTGGAAAAATCGAAGTTTTTAATCAAGGTCGTAAGCTTATCATCCCTGGTGACACTGCATACGAAAATGCTTGGACATTAACTTTTTACAATACAGAAGATCACGCACTACGTAAAGATATGATTGCATGGATGAGAGCGGCAGACCACTTCCAGAATAACTCTCATTCAGGTAATCCTACTGCGTTAATGGGTGAACTATCGGTTGAACAGTTAGATTCAGCTGGCAACCCAACAGCTAAATACACTTTCCACAACGTATTCGTTGAAGGTGTTGGTGAATTGGCTGTAGGTGACGACACTGCTGATACAATTCAGGAATTTGATGTTACATTCTCATTCACTGATTGGGTAGTTGGCGATGGCGAGTTTAACACGCCTGAAGCTGGTAACGCAGCAACGTTGAACGACGTAGCTGAATAATTTAATTGAAATAATCCCCCTTCACCGGGGGATTTATCGATAAAGTTGACCTAATGGCTAAGAAAAAAGAAAAAGAACTTTCACCAAAAGAATCTATCGCAATGGTGAAGGAATTGATCTTTCATAAATCAAAGGCTCTCAGTGTTTCTGACTTAAAGCCGGGTACATTGTTGATGTATTCGTACAATGCAAAGAACAAAGAAGAGACATTTGACCGTACACCATTAGTTCTAGTTTTACGCAAATCTCGTGGATACACATTGGGTTTAAACTTTCATTGGTTACCAGTGAGAATGCGGACGCAACTAATAGATATTATTCTTAAAAAGAACAAGAAGAATATTGAAAAGAACAAACCTTTACAATTTTCATACGAAGAATTTAAACCATTGCTTAAGAAATTTGGCTATGCGCCATGCATACGCTTATATATCAATAAGCGCATTTCGAAGAAAGGCGTAATCATTCCTCCCTTCGAATTAAAAAATGCAGCCAAACTAAGAGCTGAGACCTTTACTAAAGGTAGAGTGTCAGCTGAGCAATTATATAAAATAGCGAGACAGCGTGCAAGAAAGAAATAATTCTTGTCTTATTAATATAAATAATATAAAAAGAGGTATATAAAATGGCTTTAGATGGAACAGTAATTGACAGCGCAATTGAGAAAAGATACACTGATTTTTCTAAATCAATTAAAGCTGAACTGCATAGAAAGCTTGCTAGCCATGAGACCGTAAAAAATTACGTAACCGATTTTGACAAGATACAGAACATGAAGTCATCTTTTGCAAATATTGGTTCGGCTGAGGAGCAATCTTATGAAACTGATGTATGACATTGATGCTAAACCGGAATTTATCGTTGAAGAAGAAATCAACGAAGCAACCGGCTCATCATCTAAGAAATATAAAATTAGGGGTGTTTTTAGTACCATTGGCGAAAAAAATCGAAATGGACGTATCTACCCTAGAAGCCTTTGGGAAACCGAAGTAGCAAAATACCAAGAAAATTTTAATTCTGGTTCTATAAACACCCTAATGGAGTGGGAACATCCAGCGCGCACAACCGTTGATCCAATGGAAGCTGTTGCTAAAATTACTGAATTAAAAATCAAAGATAAATACGTTATGGGTGAAGCAGTTCTGCTTGACAATTCAAAAGCGAATCAATTAAAATCATTAATTGATAACGGAGTTAATATCTCAGTATCTAGTCGTGGCGTTGGTTCAGTTAAAAACGGCGTAGTAGAAAATTTCAAATTAGTAACATATGATATTGTTGCGGCACCATCAGATTACAACGCGTCAATGAATGGTGTTGTTGAAAGTTTCCAACTCAATGAAGGTATTATTGAAGATATGAATTTCGGGTTTGATGATTTTGGAAATATTGTCGCTATGAATGAGTCGCAGTGCAGTGGAACTTGTGAAATGTTCGATAAAGAAGACATTGATAAGGCTTTTAAACAGAAGTTCAATGACGTTCTTACACAAATTATAAATAATAAGAAATAAAAAAGTAATAGATCATTTCTATTTTATTTTTAAAAAATATAAATAATTACAATTAACAAAGGAGTAATAACATGCTAGAGAAACTATTTGAATCCCTAGATGAAAAAGTTTTTACTGCCGAATTAAGAGAGTCATTAGAAGCTCAGTTTAATGAAGCCGTAGAAATTAAAGCAATGACAATTGCTGAATCTAGAATTGAAGAAGAAGTTGAAACTCTAAATGAAAAATCCGAGCAGCACATCGAATTCTTGAATGAGAAAGCCGATGAGTATGTTGCGATGAAACAAGCTGAGATGGTTGAATCATTGGATAAATATTTAGATAGAATCGTTGAAGAATTCGTTACTGAAGCTAAAGAAACTTTGGATGAATCAGTAAAATCTGAAAAAGCAGATATGATTATTGAAGCATTCGAATCTATGCTAGTTGCCGGTGGCGTTGAAGTTTCAAGAATCGTTGAAGCTAAAGACAACACAGAAGTTGAAAAAGAACTCGCTGAATCGGTTTCTAAATACGATACTTTAGTTGAAGAAAACATCAACCTTAAAGAAGAAAATGACAAACTACTTAAAGCCGGTATCATTGCTGAAATGAAAGAAGGCATGTCATTAGTTGAGTCTGAAAAGTTTGAGAAATTGGCTGAAATCATTGATTTTACACGCGATGAATCTTTCACTATTAAGTTAGAGACAATTAAAGAGTCTGTGAAAGGAACTATTGAAGCAGAAGTTGAAGAAGTTGTTTCTGAATCTGCTGAAGAGACAATTGCCAAGCCAGTTTGGGCACATTTAGTTTAACAAAAATATAAATAATTTAAAATTTCTAATAGGAGAAAATAAAATGGAAAATATCCAAGCACTACTTGAGAGTTCTAAATTTGCTCCATTAACTGCGTCTGATTCTGCAGCAATGAAGCTTATGTTAGAAAACACTGAAAAAGAACACGCACGTCTAGTATCTGAAGGTACTTTGTCTGGTGATGTTGCTCAGTTTACACCGATCCTTATGCCTATGGTTCGTCGTGTATACCCTAACCTAATTGCAAACGAGATCCTTGGTGTTCAGCCAATGACTATGCCTACAGGTTTCATCTACGCTTTAACTAACGAATACACTGGCACAGGTGCTGCATCTGCTAAAGGTGGTAAGATTGTTGAGTCTACTGATGATCTTTCTGGCGACGCAATTTATTCTGAAGGTAACATGTACTTGTTGGCTGCTGCTGATGTTGCTGCTGCTGAAGCAGGTGCAGGCTATGTTGCTACTTACTCTAACGAAGCTGCTTTCGGTAAAATCTTAAAAGGTTACACTGGTGCAGTTGCTACAGCTGCTGCTGAAGCACTTGGTACCGACATGAAAGAAGTTGGTTTCTCAATTGCTAAGAAGTCTGTTGAAGCTAAATCACGTGCACTTAAAGGTCAGTACACTGTTGAAATGTATCAGGATCTTAAAGCACAGCACGGTCTACTTGCTGATGAAGAAATCATGTCTTTGATGTCTTACGAAATGCAGGCTGAAATCGATCGTGAAGTTGTTGATTTTGTTAACGGTAACGCTACTCAGTTGGCTGATACTGCTATCAACACCGATGCTGGTCGTTGGGACATTGAGAAAATGCGTGCACACGCTGTTCGTATCTCTGCTGAAGCAGCTCAGATCGGTCTTGACACTAAGCGTGGTCAGGGTAACACACTTCTAGTATCTCCAAAAGTTGCTACTATGCTTGAGCAGATCGGTACTTTCAAAACTGCTGAACAGGCTTCTGGCGTTAAAGCTCCAGTTTCTGGCGGTGTTGCTGGTACATTCGACGGTCGCTTCAAAGTTATCGTTGATCAGTACGCTACTTCTGATTATGCAACTGTTGTTTACAAAGGTGCTGACCGTCGTGATGCTATGGGCTTCTTTGCTCCATACGTTCCAATGTCATTCACTAAAGTAACTAACGCTGATTCTGGTCAGCCAGCAGTAATTGCTAAAACTAGATACGCTCTAGATACTATCCCAGGTGTTTCTTCTGCAACTTCTGGCGATCGTGCAGCTACTTACGCTAGATCTTTCGGTGTTGACTTCACTGGTACTGTATTAGCATAATCTAACGATTATTTGATACTAAAAAGGACTTCTTCGGAAGTCCTTTTTTAATAACTTGTGAAAGTTCATGATCGTTTGCTTATACGACTCCACCAATCTTGATAAACATTAATGCAATCTATCATATCTGTTACTAATAGCATTTCTGCTCCTTCTAATTCGGCGTCAATACCATATCCAATTAATTCATATTCAGTTGCATAAAAATCGCCAACCCATACATCATGTTGATCGATGTAGACACCAGCAATATAATAATCAGGTAAGTGCGGCACAAACTGACTCACGTTTTAAACTCCTTTATAAAACTTTGTTACGTCCTTAAATTTGCGACCTTTCTTATTAAACAGTTTCATTGGATTTTTGAACCAAAGAACTTCAGTTGTACCAGCCTTGATATAACCAAGCAACCAACCGTTATCGGCAACTGCATAAATGTGCGCAGGAATATTGTAATCAATATCTTCCCAAGCAGTGGTTTCTTGTAAATATTTCATAATCAAATCCTCAATTCATTATATAGAACAATTATAACACACTGGCAAGAGAAGTAAACCTTTTTTTACTACTTTGCGAAAAAAAGTTCAACTATCTCGTTGCGTTTAGCGTGACCGATACCCAAACTCCAGAGGAAGTATTCGACGTTGTCTTCTTCGGTTTCTTCCATCATCCATTTAAGAGCAGTCTTCCAATCACCTGCACCTGATGCCATAAGATTTTGAAGATCAGCTTTGAATGATTCAAGAGCTTCGGCTTCACGCACTTCCTCAGCCTTTTGGCTTTCATCCATAATACGGAACATGTTGTCCACGCAGAAGATCAGTGTATCCACTGGCATGTTAACGAAACGATCCCATGTTTCACCACGAGGACGAAAACCGTACACATCTTTGTGGAAATCTGAGAAGCAGAAATCTTCCAGTTCCATGATACGAGCGTGTGAACCAGCAGCAGAAGTGAAGTTGTTAAATGCTTTCATGGGTATCTCCTTAAGAACACATCATAGTTTCAACAGAATCAATCAGCTTGTACAGATCACGTACTAACTTCTTATCATTCTCCATTTCTGGGAAGGCGAAGAACATGTCCCACATCACAGTGTCCCAACATACTTCATCACCTTTGCGTACATCATCCACTGAAGCCCAGAACTGATCGATCATTTCGTTAGTAAAAGTAGACATATCATGTATTCCTCTATTTGATTATAGAACAATTATAACACACTGGCAAGAGAAGTAAACCTTTTTTAGCCAAATTTTCTGTTTTTTACCAGCATCGTCATTTCACGTTGAATTTGTTCATAACGCTTCATTCCGAATCGCTCTAACGCTTCCATTTGATATTCGTCAAATTTGTGCTGACGACTGATAGCCATAATGTTATCGACTGCTTTTTCAAGACTTTTGAGTGTTCGACAATCGTCTAGAAGGTAGCGACAGTATGAGTATGCTTCTTTTGCTTTGTCTACGTTTTTCATAATATTTTCCTTTGTGTCTATTTTATTTACAGCATTCGATAAGTGTACGAGTAAAGTTGTTTAGTGTATCTCCTTTCTTGATTATAGTGCTATTCTATCAAAAGTTTTTGTTAATGTAAACAGTTTTTTTAACTTTTTTTCAGTTTTTTTGAAAATAATCTCTAGAATACGGAATCAACCGAACTCTAGAGATTTTGAGGATTATTCTGAAAGAATATCGCAGATTTTCTGAGCTAGGTTTTGTGCTGCTATTACGTCCATTCCGCGAGTAGTTTCAGCTGCTGTTCCGATACGAATACCACTTGTTTCTACAAAGGAACGAGGATCATTAGGGACACCGTTTTTGTTAACTGTTATACCATGTTCTTCAAGTTTATCTGCAGCTGCGCGACCAGAGATATTCTTTTTACTTAGATCCATTAAAATGATATGAGAATCTGTTCCGCCAGTTTGTACTGGGAATCCGTTTTCTTCAAAGACTTCACACATTGCTTTTGCGTTTGCAACTACATTTTTAGCGTACTCTTTAAAGGAAGGTTCAGATGCTTCAAGGAAACACTGCGCTTTAGCCGCAATGATATGCATCAAAGGTCCGCCTTGAGTGCCGGGGAAAATAGCGCTGTTCAGCTTGGCAGTATAATCCGGGTTATTCCACAGGATGATTCCACCACGTGGTCCACGAAGAGTCTTATGCGTAGTAGAAGTTACAACGTCAGCGTATTGCATAGGATTAGGGTAAGCACCACCTGCAACTAGACCTGCATAGTGTGCCATATCAACAAGCAAGTACGCACCAACTGAATCGGCAATACTTCTGAACTTAGCCCAATTAATTTCACGAGGATACGCACTTGCACCTGCAACAATAATCTTAGGCTTAATATCTTCAGCCATTTCGCGAATTGCTACATAATCAAGGTAACCATGCCTATCAACACCATACGAATAAGACATATAGTTTTTACCAGAGATGTTCACCTTTGCGCCATGTGACAAATGGCCGCCACTTGCTAAGTCCATACCTAGGATACGGTCACCTGGTTTAATCAAAGCTTGGTATACCGCCGTATTAGCATTCGCACCACAGTGAGGCTGTACGTTAGCAAAGTTAGCACCGTATAGTTCACAAAGCGTATCAATAGCCAGTTTTTCAATTTCATCCATGTGTTCACAGCCGTTGTAATAGCGCTTGCCGGGATAACCTTCTGCATACTTGTTAGTAAACACAGAGCCTGCAAGTTCCATAACTGCATCACTTGCAAAGTTTTCACTTGCAATAAGTTCGATCGTTTCTTGTTGACGTAATGTTTCTTTTTCTAAAATATCTTTAATTATTTCGTACATTTTCCTTCCTTAAACCGCCATTGGTGCTTTAATTGAATCCATAGGATTATATCCTTCGAGAATGTAATCAGATGGACGTGTTAATAGTAATTCGGCTAGATTGCTAAATTTTGGCATTTTTAACTTCGGCTCAATCTTAGGGCTCCTTTTTAGTTGTTCTTCTACTTGATCGAAGTGATTTTGATAGATGTGACAATCCCCGCCAGTCCAAATAAATTCTCCTACTTCTAACTCGCAGATTTGTGCCAACATATGTGTAAGCAAACTGTAACTTGCTATATTAAAGGGTACACCTAAAAACATGTCAGCACTTCGTTGATACATTTGGCAACTAAGTTTGCCGTTAATAACTTTAAACTGACTAAGTGTATGACAGGGTGGAAGTGCCATATCTTCTAGTTGATTAGGATTCCATGCGCTTAGAATAATACGACGACTATCTGGTTCTGTAGTTAGCTGACGAATAATATAGCGAATCTGATCAAAACCTTCGCCATTGAAATCACGCCATTGACTTCCGTATACAGGTCCTAGTTCTTTATATAAATCATCATTACGATAACCTAGTGCTACACCTTGTGCATTAGCGTTAGCAGTCCAAATCGTTTTCTTGTCTACAAGTTCTTCACGTGACTTTTCAAATGTAGTTTCAGCAAGTCTACGCTCGTCTGTACTACCTTCAAGGAACCATAATAATTCTCCTACAACAGCACGCCAAGCAAGTTTCTTTGTGGTAACTGCCGGGAAGCCTTCTTGTAGGTTAAAGCGCATTTGATAGCCAAAAACTGTTTGGGTGCCCACCCCTGTTCTATCGTTAACATGTTCGCCATTTTTGCGAATATATTTAAGCGCGTCAATATACTGTCTCAAATCTTTCTCCTGTAAACTCTGTACTCGTTATTGGTTTCGCCCGTTGTACTTTTCCATCCTAAGGTTTGTTCAAATTCTTCAAATGGAAAATCTAAAAATGTGTCGCAATCATAATCTCCATCGATGACAGTTAGTTGAAGTTCTTGAATCAAATGACTGCATTCTTTAATAATAGTAGGACCACCAATTATCCATACATCTCTTTCGTCGTTTTCGTCAAGACGTTGAACAAGAGGCGCATAATCGCCACCTATGCAATCATCTGCATCTGGGTAGTAACTTAAAGGTTTAGAAGTAACGACGACATTTTTGCGGTTTTTCAACGGTGCAGGAAAGCATGGATCATCCCATGTCTTTGAACCCATAACAACAATGTGTCCGTCTGTTTGATTTTTGAAGTGACGTAAGTCTTCTTTATTAGCCGGCCATGGGAGTGTGCCGGATTTACCAACACCACCCATGCAGTCAATGGCCATAATAGCTTTTATCATGTTTGTGTCCTGTTATAAAATTTTATATAATAATTATAACAAGAACTTACTTAATTTGCTAAAGGATTATCCAAAGCTTTTTGCAATTTTTCGCCAAGAGTTTTCTCAAGATCTTTAAGATCTCTTTCTACCTTATCTTCGAGATCAGTCATTCGTTGGTCATTAGATTCACGTAGTCTATTTGCCTTATTATCATAATCGTTCTGTAGCGCATCACGCTTGTTCTCAAAACGTTCTTCGGCATTTTGGACTATTTCACGGATATCTACTTCCTGTTGACGGAATCTATCTTCCATAAGATCAACTTGTTTTTCGATTCCTAGAATGTCGTCTCTTAAACCAGATTTTATGTCTCTCGTGTAGTCGATTGCTTCGTCCAACTTTGTTTCTATAACAGCATTTCTTGCTTCTATTGCACCAACATCGATGTTTTGCACAACTTCTCGCATATCCATATAGTCTTTATAGAATTCAAAACCTGCCCAAGACCCACCACCAAGAGTTGACAAAGCAGTAAGTAATGCGAACATCTTTCCGCCTTTGAATGTCATACCAGCAAATTCGATTTCTGTCTGAGTTTGCTTGCGTCTATCTTCTCCAGATCTACGTTCTTCTATTC